TTCTTAAGGGGGTTCAATGGCTCGCCGTTCTCGATGGCCGCACAAGCGCTATATGCCGTTCTTTGGATGGCAGTGTCTTTCCGGTCGACGATGGACCAAGGCCACCCGCGCACCCGAATTGCCGCTCGGCCGTCGTGCCCATCGTCAAAAGCTGGCGCCAGCTCGGCCTTAAGGACCTGCCTCCTGCCACTAGGGCCAGCATGAACGGCCAGGTTCCCGAAGATGAAACCTACCAGACATGGCTGAAAAAGCAGCCGGTCGCGTTTCAGGATGACGTGCTTGGCAAGACGAAAGGCCGGCTGTTCCGCCGCGGTGGGCTGACGCTCGACAAGTTCGTGGATGAGACCGGCCAAGAGTATAACCTGCGAGAGCTCAGGGCGCGCGAGAAAGAGGCATTCGCGAAAATCGGCCTATGATGTTGACGGGTCGTCGGTGTGCGCCGTATACTTTGCGCATTGATCTGCTCGATCAACGGCTTCTCGGCCAAAGGCTAGGGCCCAGCGCAGTGGGGGTTGCGCTGGGCCTGTTTATTTTTCGGCGATCTTCTCCACCAGTTCAATCCGGTCGCCCAAGTAGCGCATCACGTTGACCGCCATGCTGTTCCCCAGAGCCTTGTACCGGCGGCCGTCCGGGGCGTGGTCCTTGCCGCGCCAAGGGATGTTGGTGAAGTCGTCCTCGAAGCCTTGCAGGCGCTCGCACTCGCGCGGCGTGAGGCGGCGGACGGACCATTGATCTGCCACGTAGGACCGCGACGAACCGCCAGAGGCAGCGCGCAGGTTTGCTGTCTCATGGGGGCCTTCTGGCATAGCGCCACCTTCGCGGCCTCGCATATCGAAGGCTTGAGCCAAATACGTCTGCTGTTTCATGCCTGGCTCTGCCGCAAGCGCACCGGCCACGTCCATCGTGCGCAACTCGTCACGTTGGTTTTGAGCGAACGCTACCGCCTGCGCCTGCGGAGAGGACGACCCCAGCGGCCCGGCTCGATTGCCCGTGACCTCTGGATCTTCGCGCGAGTTGAAGGCGATGGCAGGCGGCACCCCGGCATTCTGATGGCTGTCGGCATGGCCGCCCGCCCGAAGGGTTGGAGATACGCCTGCCATTGCGTCCGCGCCGTGGTCCTTTGACCCGAAGGCCACAATCGGCGTGCCACGCCCGGTTCCATCCTCGGAGGCGTCGAAGCCCTCGCCTCGTAGCGCGTGGGCATTGCCCTCGCCGGAAACCGTGGCAATGAGGGTCTCGGTCTCGGTCTCGGCATCGAGCGAGTTCTGTGCGCTGGCCGTAAGCGTAAACGCCTTGTCGCCGCTGTTCGCCACCAGCCCCCCGCCTAGGTCGAAGTCGGTTCCGAGCCCGCCACCTGCCGAAGGGCGCGCACTAAGAGTTGGGGCAACACCTTTCCCCGCTTCTCGGCGCGGCGGAGGATGCCCCTGCAGGCTTTCGCGCTCAAAGAGTACCGCCGCGGCACGTCGCCAGTCTCCAAGATATCCGACAACGAACACACGGCGCCGTCGTTGCGGGACGGCCCAAGGGAATGGGAGTGTTCGCACGTACTGAGCGTCAAGCACTCGGTAGGCGACGCCATACCCGAGTTCGACCATCCCCCCGAGGATGGAGCCAAAATCCCTTCCTCCGTTCGATGACAAGACCCCGGGCACGTTCTCCCAAGCCAGCCACGTGGGCCGCAGGCGGTCAGCCAGCCGAAGATATTCGAGGGCCAGGTTGCCGCGGTCATCTCCCAATCCCCCTCTGAGGCCCGCGATGCTGAACGACTGGCAGGGGGTTCCTCCGACAAGAAGGTCAATTGGGTCATAGGTTCCAGCCTCGATCGTTGTGAAGTCGCCATGCAACGGCACTTCTGGATAATGGTGTTGCAGCACGGCACGGGGGAAGTCCTCGATCTCCGAGAAGAACGCCGGCTTCCAGCCAAGCGGGTGCCAGGCAGCACTTGCGGCTTCGATACCGCTGCACACGCTGCCGTAGATCATTTAGGAAAGCATCCTACCAATTCCACCACGACACCCCGTCCCGATCCTGCTGCTCATTGTGCTCGGCGAGGCCGACGACGGCGCAAACCGCGATCCCAAGGCCGATGTAGATTGCGATGTACCAGATCATGTCGTTTCCTTTACTTCCAGTGGCGATCCAACAATAGCCTCGACCCACCAAAATTGGCCTTCATCGCAGTCCCCCGGAGCTGTGAAAGGCTCCCGCTTTGCGGTGCCTGTCGATGGGTCGCAATGGATTTTGCCATCCAAGAACACAACAGCGTGATTGACGCCGTTGTGACCCTTTCCAGTCACTATGCACGGGATGCCCGGCCAATTCGTAGCCATGACATCTTTCATCGCTCGAAGGGGCGTATCGCCATGAAACGCTGTCACGATGTAGCGGAATCCGCGCTCAGCGAGCCAATCTCTAGCCCGGTCGGTCCCGTCGGTTGCACCTTTGTCGTAGAAGTGCGGAACCTCAAAGGCCTTGAGACCAAGTATCATAGCGATGCACGTTCGATAACAATCGCCGTGCTTTCCATTGTCTGGATCGTGGCGGTGAACCTGCTTAAGTTTCTGCATCTGTCTCGTCATACGTGCAGCCCATCCCGTGTCACATAGTCCTCGATGTCGATCTGCCCGTCGTCCGGCACGGCGTCCTTGCGGCGGTCCCGGTATTCCGGGCTTTCATACCCAAACGGATCGGGGTTGAAAACGAAGCCCACGGCCATCAGCCCGGCGATCACGTCGGCAATCGTCTTGTCGTCCGCCCGGAAGGCCTCGCCGTTGATGTAGATTTTCGAGCGGGTGGCCATCACCCAAACATCCTCTGCAGGAAGGTGGCGGCGCAGGCGGTGCAGATCGGCAGTGCGACGATGGCAAACGTCGACAGGTCTGCCGTCGCGATGTCGATCAGGTATTGGATGGGGTCAAGCATTGATCAGCCTCCGGATAAGCGCAGAGTTCTCGAGAACAACAGACATCACCAATTGATGCGATAGCTCCGTAGGAAGGTTTTCAAACCGCCGCCTGTTGCACGTGTTGAAGACGATCTCCTTAAGATCGATCATCACGTTCGAGCTCTCGGCGTGTTGTTTCTCCGGCCAGAAATTGCCCGATTTGTCGAGATATCCAGTGGCCACTTTTGGCTCATCTGGCGTGTAGGTGTCGGACATTTGTGGTCTCCTCGTTTCGCTTGTTGTGCAACCTATATAGTGGGCAGTTGCCTACATGTCAAGACGAAAACGGGGAGTTCCTTTCTTGTTAGGTGTTTTCGCGAGAGGCACAACCCTCGCCGCGAGCCCACTTGTCGGCATGAAGTTGACACATCCACTCACCATCAAGATGCACTACAGCAGCGTAGGGGCAGCGATGGGGCGGCGAAAACGGGTGCGGATTGGTTATTGCCTCGCATCTCTGAACCTCCACGCGCCTCGTTCTAGTGACCGTGTTTGCTTCGCACTTGGAGCACACGCCCTGTTCTACTAGGGCGGGTGCGCCAGCGGGTGCTCCACTATCGACTTCAACCTGTCGGCTGCGTGACCAAGGCATGAAAGAGCCGCAGTCAGCACAACGGGCCGTGGGGTCCTTCATGGAATAGGTGTCGATCACCGCTGCGTTCCTCACTTGGTTGGTTTCCAGCACGACGCGCAGAGCCGTCTGTCTGGATTGGCGTTTGCTTCGAAAATCCGGTCACGGATACGCACCCGATCCGGGAGAACTTTCTCCAACACATCTGCACCGCACCTGCTGCACTGATACTGGATGAATGGTCCGGTCACGTGGCCCATGTCGTTCCTCATTTGGTTGAATTGGCGCGATCAATGTCGCGGTAGATTTGGCGAATACGGGCCACCAGCATCGGGGCGTTGTCTCGGGTGCCGGTGTAGCACTTTTTCGAGCACTCTTTTTCGGTGTACCAGCCGCAGGGGCACAACTCCGCACGAGGCCGTCTGTTGAGGCTTTCGACGTAGCTGCGTTGGTCTGGGTTCAGTCCCATGGGCTTCCTTCATTGTTAACCGTATCCCCATGGGAGGTCTGGACCCTTGCAGCCGGGGTCACTCCCATGGGGCATAGCCTTGCGGCGAAGGGACTCGAACCCTCCCAGCTTCGCTTTCGCCCTGACTTCGGCCTATTCATGTTCCTCATTTGTTAAACTCGCTGATGCGCAGTTGCTCCTGCGCGATCCTGATAATCGCCTCGTCGGAAAAGGCCGCTGCGCCCATGTCTGCCATCACGTCGAGCGCGATGTCGTCGGTGGTCGTCCCGCTCTCATGGTCGGGCAGGCCATAAAGATTTGCAATGTGTCTTTCGGCCTCGTCGCGGGTCATAGGCTTCCTCATTTGGTTGGTGGGGCCGTTAGGCCGCCACCTTTTGTTTGCTGTGGATGCTCTCGAACGCCGCCTGAGCCTTTGGGTCATCGTACAACCAATCCGAAATAGAGATGTACTCGCTCGATGCGTGGTAGATGTCCAAAACCCCCTGAACCGACAGCCCCCCGGTCAAATTCCAATCTTGGCAATCAGCAAAGCCAATAAGCTGGCGCATCTCCTCAAGGTCAAGCTCGGTTGCTTTCGTCTTGGTGATCTCGGCCATGTCAGTTCTCCGTCCATATGTTCGCGTCGTCCCCACCCACATAATAGGCACACGCCCACATGTCAACAGGAAAGTTGGCTATTGCCTACATCAGCGGGATGGGGTATAAGCGCCGAACACACACATCATAGGAGGAGGTAGTGCCGTACCGCGACACTTTTACGGTTACACAGAAACCCGATGGGAGTTGGGAGGCCAAGGTTCACGGTTTGCCGGTGACCTATAGGGGAAAAACCGCATCTGAATGTCTACAGCGTGCAGGTGAAGGTAGCGACAAGGCAGTGTCTATCTTGAACCAAACCAGACACACAGATTAGGAGCAAAGCGCATGGTTAAAAATAAGCCCGGATTACCCCCGCCTGAGGTGGACTGGAACGACATGAAGCCGGGTCAGATCGCGTGGCATGTAACTCGAAAACCGGGCGGCTGGGAGGTGTCTCGCGTGTACGGGCCGGATAGCCTCTTGGATGACACCGAACGCCCATCATAGGAGCGGACATGCATATTGAAGCGCCAGATTGTGACTGGATTTCACTGCCGCACAAATTTAAACGCGGCGCTCTCTGGATGTGTCGGACATGCGGCTTACGGTCTGTTGGCCTGAAGGAGGCACACCCTCAATGCATGGCAAAGCTGATCAGCATTGACGCTAAAACCGAACACCCAGAATAGGAGACTGGCAGTGCTGATGACCGCGCTTTTTCTGGTTGTTCTCGGCGGGCCTTTTGCGCTCGGCGCGGCGCGGGCACGGATGGGAGAAAACCATGCCGGCGAGACTATTCTGGAGGTGGTGAAATGAGATGGCTAAGGCAATTACTTTTTCCAAGAGTCGGTAAGATGAAATTCCCCCGATCCCCAGTATCAAAAAGCGATAGGCTGGCTTGGGAATATTTCAAGGCGCTTGGCCTCGCGATCCAGCAGAGAACACTTTTTGTTTGGGTTTCGCTCTGTCTGCTGGCTTTGAATATTTTTCAAATGGCGAACTAACACGAATAGGAGAGAAAATTAGTATGAGGCTTGGTGTATTTTTCCCTTATTTCGGTGCAAAATTTATGCGTGCGCCAAAGTATCCCAAACCTGCCTTCCGGACGATAATTGAGCCTTTTGCGGGAGCGGCGGGATATTCGGTTCGGAATCACACGCATAATGTCCATTTGATCGATGCAAGCCAATTTGTTTGCGGGGTCTGGGATTTTTTGATCCGCGCCAGGTCAGCAGAAATACGAAACATCCCGCTGATGAAAGCGGGTCAAAGCGTTGATGATCTGAACGTATGCCAAGAGGCTAAGTGGCTATTGGGATTTTGGATAAATCAGGGGTCGAGCGTTCCTAAAAAGACGATGGGTGGGCGCGCGTCCAATCGTGCTTTTGGTACATGGGGTGAGGGGCCAAGGGAACGCCTTGCCCAACAGGTTGAGCTTATTCGACACTGGAGGGTGGAGCAGGGGGATTACAGGTGCGCGCCTGATGTCAAGGCGACATGGTTCATAGACCCACCGTATCAAGATCAAGGGAAGCAATATCAACATACAGTGAGCGACTACGTAAGATTGGCGTCCTGGGCGCGATCTCGACAAGGTGAGGCTCTAGTGTGTGAAAGCGCGGGAGCCGATTGGCTACCATTTGGACCCGTAACAACCGTGGCTGGCGCGTCTCACAGAATAACCCAAGAAATGCTGTGGCATCATGTTGCACAATAGGAGACTGAGCATGGCGAGGATCATAGAGAGCCACGGTGTTCGCATCCCCCACTGCGTCGATTGCAAGCACCGAGGCGAGGACGATTACTGCGAACTGATGTACGTGTCATGCTCCTTTGCGCGTCAGTCGAGAGCGAAGGAATCTTGTGGCCCTTGGGCGAACCTGTTTGAGGCAGCGCACCCGGGCCGGGTGGAAACGAACTTTGCATAATTGGAGCGATTGGGATGGATGAGCGGCATCGTCAGATTTACAACCGGCTTAAAGCCATTTCAGATGCGCAGCGCGAAATAATCAAGGCAAATCCATTCCCGTATTTGGATCGCCTTCAAAATCGCAATGCCGAGCTTTGTGCCGCGATTGATGAGGCGTATGCGATACTGACAGGCGTCAATAATTTCGACTACGCAGCAGACATTGCCCCAAGCGCCTCACCGTCAATAGTTGAAACCTGTACCAAGCAGAACTCAGAAGCCGCCAAGGTTCTGAGTGATGTTCTGTTTCATGCATAATAGGAGGGTCTCTGAATGACCATTGTCGCAAAAAAACCTGAAGGTGAGTACGTTCCTGCGACTGCCTGCAATGTTCGTATAGATGTGCGCTACAACAATGAAGAAGAGTTCAATGCTGAATTTTTGAACATTGATCCAAAGATAGGCCCATTGCTTATCGAAGTGATCCGTTCGATGCGCAACTCTGCATAATAGGAGGATCGAATGACATCGCCCACCCCCGACGATCTCATCAAGAAGATAGGCCAAGTCTCCCACGCGTTCATGGTGGGCTCTGGCGTGCCGAGCGCTGACGGCGCAGGCATGATCGTGTCGCACCTTATGGCTCATCCAGAGGATATCGACAAGTTCATGGATCAGGGTATCGAGATGATCCTCGACATGACGATCAGTTGGGAGAGTGGCTGCCTCGCGTTCAAATGCCTCGACGGGCACATCCGGACCGCCCGCCAGATTAGGCAGGCTATGGGGAAGGCGGAGCAATAGCCGCCCCTTGATCCGCGCCCGTCGTTCCGCTTATCACTTCCCCGTTCAACGGCGGGAAGCCATGCAAGCGGGAGCGACAAATGCTGAAATTCACTCTGGACAAGATCGACGATCTCGATGACGCCACCAAGGCTCTCTACAAGCAGGACGGCGACAAGTTCGTGTTGCAGGTCGAGGGGGCGGTTTCGGCCGAGGCCCACACAGCGCTGCAGGGGCAGCTGCAGGCCACCAAGGACGAGGCCATCGACAACCGCAAGCAGCTCGGTCTGTGGAAAAAGCTCGGCGAAAGCCCGGATGCCGTCCAGACCAAACTTTCCGCCGCTGCGAAGGGCCAGAATCCCGATCACGAACAGATCGTTTCGGACCTCAAGGCGGCCCATGAAGCGGAAATTACCGAGCTCAAGGCAGGCACCGCCAAGCTGGTGAAGAAGTCCGCGACCGCGGAGCTGCAGAGCAAACTGGTCGAGGCCGGGTTCATGCCGGAGGCTGTTGAAGGCATCGCGCAGCTCGCATCCTCGCAGCTCCGCGTCGAGGATGACAACAGTGTTCGGATCATCACGGCCGACGGAAAACCGATGATCGGCTCGGGCGCCGACGGCGGCGCAACACTTGCGGATCTCGCAAAATCGTTTACAGAGAAACATGCCTATGCGCTGAAAGACGGCGGCAAAGGTGGTGGCGGGACGCCCTCAGATGCGAAGCCGGGGACCGGTGGAGCGAAAACCATGAAGCGTGCAGACTATGACAAGATGACGCCGCAAGAACAGGCGTCGACCATGTCGAAAGGGGATGTCACGCTCGTTGACTGAGGGTTAGGCAACAATGGCCAACACGCTGACCGGGGTTATCCCCACAATCTATGCGGCGCTCAACAACGTGTCGCGCGAGCTCATCGGGTTCATCCCCAATGTGAACATCGATGCGCAGACAAGCCAAGCGGCGGTTAACCAGACCGTGCGCTCGCCTGTCGCTCCGCAGAACTCGCTCGAGGACATTGTCCCGGGCAATGATCCCGCCGATTCCGGTGATCAGACGATGGAATTCTTTGACGTCACGATCACCAAGTCGAAAGCATATCCGATCCGCTGGTCGGGCGAGGAGCAGCTTTCGGTGACCAAGGACGGGGTCGTCAACACTCTTTTGGCCCAGCAGTTCGAGCAGGGTTTCCGGACCTTGGCGAACGCCGTCGAGACGGACCTCGGCGGGCTCTACACCAAAGTCGGTCGCGCCGTTGGCGTCGCAGGCACCACGCCTTTCGCGACGGCAGACGATCACGACGACTTTGCCGCTGCAAACGAGGCGCTCGATCTGGTCGGCGCACCGCAGGCAGGTCGTCGCATGGTCATCGGTTCGGCTGCGCGCCGCAATCTCGAGGGCAAGCAGTCCGGGTTGTTCAAGGTGAACGAGGCCGGCGATGACGGGGACGCTCTGCGCCGCCGCATTCAGCGCGAGCTGCATGGCTTCAACATGGGCTACTCGGCCGGAGTGCAGGCGCACACCGCTTCCGGGGCATCCGGCCACGACATCAACGAGGCCGCTGGTGAGCCGATTGGCGAAACCACTCTGGTTGTTGATGGCGGCACGGGCACGATCATCGCGGGCGACATCGTGACAATTGCCGGTGATACCACCAAGTACGTGGTGAACACCGGGGTTGCGGCCGCTGGC